TTATTTTACCCGCAACTTCTGTCCTACATAGATCACATTCGGATTGCTGATACCATTCAGCTGTGCAATCTTCTGGTAGGATGTGCCGTATTTAGCTGCAATACCGGAAAGCGTATCTCCGCTCTGCACGGTATAGTATTGTGCGTTTCCGGCATTAACCTGATCCTGTACATCGTTATATCGGCTGCCAAGGACCGTCTTGCGCATGTCCCCGTTCCCGTATCGTCCGGATAATACTTCCTGAACCAAGTTGCTTGTACTCGTTGCCCAGATATGGTTTATGAAATTCTGCACCTCTTCGTATCTGGTTCCGAGGTTCCGGATTCGATCTTCTGCATTTCCATACTCTCCGAGCATCGTCTTGTATGCTAGATCTAATGTAGAGCCTTCCGGAGATGCTGTTGCCGGTTTTGGCGTCTCTGGTTGTTCTGGAACAACTACGTTCGTCTTATCGCTTGCAGCGTACTTGCCCCAATCCTCTTTGCTTCCGTAGAATTTATCCAGATCGAGGTTGCCGGCATACCCTGATAACCTTCCACAAGATGTATACTGCCGTATTGCGCAGGTATACTCTCCCTCATTCCACGGTGCGTCCTGATATCCAGTTGGATCGTTATCCGCATACTGTGCGATCCATAAGCCATAGTTGCCTATATTATCGAATTTGTATGCAATCGACTGGGAGCAATATAAAATTGGATGCACTCCAGTCTTTTCATATACATAGTCCAACCATCCTTTGCACCAGGCATAATCGCAGTTCCCGAAAGAAACATTGTTTCCTACTTCCCAGTCCAGGATCAAAATTGCTTCTCCGAGTCGATCACCTACATTACTCAGGAAGTAATCCGCTTCTGCCTGGATGTTTCCGCCATTGGCATAGTGGTAGACTCCCAGACATTTGCCGGAAGCCTTCGCCTGTCGGTAGGCTCTCTCATAATCCGGATTTACATAATTTATCCCCTCTGTCGCCTTGATCACCACAAAATCACATGGTACAACCGCAAGATTGATCCCGTTTTGCCAGCTACTGATGTCAATTCCATTTAATGCCATAACTTTTCCTTTCTATCGCTAACTTTTGGTGGTAAAACAAATAGCTTCGTCTGTATGTGTCTATTCGTCCTTATTCATCTGCTTAATCAACTGGTTCACATAATTACTAAGTCCAGCCACTAAAATTCCCTGTACAATTGCCGTAAAAATAGCCATTGCAATATTTTGTGTACCTTTAAGGTCGCAAGTCGCCACCACGTAGATACCGCAGATCACAATACCGAGCGCTCCGAGGATTGCCGGGATATACTTGTCTGCCACTGTTTCCGTGTTTTTCAGACCTACCCCGACAAAATACAGTACAATCGCAACAACAACCAGTTCTGGTTTTACATAGTTTAAAATCTGTTCCATAGTTTCACTCTCCTTTTATTTAAGTCCAATTTGCATTGCCACAACTCCGATGACGAGTCCAAGGATTGTTGTCAGCACATATTTGACAACCGTTCTCCACATATCTCCGTCTCTTCCCTCTAAGGCTTCAAGGCGTTCCCCTTGTCTCATCTGCTCATTCGCCATGTTCTCCATATTATTAGCGAGTTTTTCCACTGACAATGTAAGCGCCGTATTTTGCTTTACGGATTCTTCCAGCAGCTCAATCCGTCTGTTTTGCCGATGTTCCTCTTCCTGTATCCGTCTGGCAAATTCGGTATGTTCTTCTCTTCCCACATATTCCATGTTCTTCTCTCCAAGCTTTCATATTTTCTCTTAAAAAATACTTTCACGGCTTTGCTCTAATTTCCATGTTATTATCCTCTGCTTTCTTACATTGTACGGAATCACGCTTTTTACGGCGTACTCACATTAAAAATGGCAACAAAAAAGACAGCTCTGAAGAGTCTGCCTTTTGTCTGTTATTCTGTTATAATTTCTTGCCACATCTCGGACAGTAGTTAATCGGTATATTCATTTCCATCATGTTTTCTTCACCGCCGTAATCCGATACACCGATGTGTAGTACACTTTGTTCGTCTACCTCACCACCGAATAGCCATAATTCCAACCGTTTTACTGGTTCTCCATCGCCGAGTACAACCGGGCGTGCGCCAAGAAGATTGCTCACATCTTTCTTTCCAAAAAGCACCATTCTACTACAAAATTCACATTTCTCCATTTTCATTACCTCTCTGATATTTTTATTTTATTTTATCAGATAATGTAATGCATTTGAAACTTTCGATATTTTTCGATATTGGACTTAGAATAATTTATAATGTGGTATCTTTTCTCCCCATAATATGTGTCTTATCCAATCATCCGATACCACAGCTATGGCGGATAGAAAGAACCATAGCGCTGTAAACGGTAAGCATATCTGGCCAAATAGATTTAGTGGCATATTGCTGTAGTCCCATACATTCCAACCTAACCATAGATTTACGATGTATCCACACAAAAACTCTAACGTTGTAATCACAATCGCTCCTATAGCCATCTGTTTAACCAGTGGCATCTTTCGGTATTTCTCGTTTATGCATCCAATCAGGAAGAACGCTAATCCTCCGACTACAAACATCGTCCAGTGGCTACGTCCTCTTGCGGTAAGCTCGATAAATACATAGATTAGACCACCAATCAGAAACAGGATCAGTGGTCTTAACTTCTTCATGATTTTTGAGCCAACATTGCTTTTAATGGCTCTGACTGGTACGCTTCTGGAATATCTATTCCATAAGTGACTTTTTCTACATCTTCCTTGCTTTCCAGTGAACGGATGTAAATGCGTAGGTCGCGGAAATACGTCACGTGCCACGTCACATAACTCATTGCAGTTGTCGTAATCTTTTCCATGTCTGCATTACTGTAGAATTTGCAGTGTTCAGCTTCGTTAGATGTGTGCCATGGAATATTCTCTTCTCCTGCCGCAACCTGACTCTGCAACCCGACAAGGCTTGTCTGATCGTGTTCTTCCAGAGCGAAATGCTCTGTTGTTCCATCTGTAAGTGTAACATCTACACCAGCAGCGATGACTTTCTGCTGCGTTTCATTCATTTCTCCTACTTTAGATTCTTTTACCTCTTCCAGTGTAGGTTCAATCGGTTTCGGCTCTGGAATTGGTTCTGGTTCTACATATACGCTCCCATCATTAGAAAGAATGTATCCCGTTTCCGTATCCTTATACAGAGTTGTATAATCTTCATATTTTCCAAATACAAATCCTTTTTCTGTAAGTAGATTAAAACCGGACATATTCTTTTCTACACCTTCGATCAGGACATGGTTATCGTCCTGTTTGGTTACTTTACCGGAAACCGGTTCTTTTCCGTCTAAAAAAAGTATATTCATAGCAGATTCCTTTCTTTTTTTGAGGAATCCTGAACAAAATAGCAAAACGGAGAAAACCGAACTAACAGATGAACGGATTGTTGGAAAAATTAACGGAAAAAATTTGTACGAAAAAATCGTGCTAGTAAATAGTATCACGCTTAGTAAGAGTGCAAATCTTGTCAAAGCGTACATTCCTCATGATGTTCCTGTAATAAATCAGGTTATTTCATGTGAAGTATTATGCGGAAGATACAAATTGCCATACATTGACGAAACAGGAATAGTTCATACTTTTTTGTACATGGTAGATGAAAAAAAATTTACTTTAATGAATGACGCCGAGTGGAAAAACTATGTATTTAAATTTATTTTACGCTACACAAAATATGACTAATTGCCTTATGATGCTTTCGCACGCCAAGTAAACCATGTACTTCCAGATCTGTATCCGTATATCAAATAACCTTCGGGAAGAACTCCGATCAGTACACCATCTTTTCCAGTAGCAGCAAAAATACCTTTGGAAAATCTGGTTACTTTGTCGAAGGGTTCATCAGCATTCCAAATATATGAATACTGCTCCTGTGGCAATTCTTTTATTGGTATTGTCAATCCAGATCTTCCTATGAATGCATTTTTACTTAAAATATTTTGCGTTTTGCTATTTTGTTCAGAATTCCTCCTTTTTTGGTTGATGTGCTGCATATAATATAAAAGCGCACAGCAAATAAGCCCGGACGGAGCCGAGCATAAACATTACTTTTTCTGCCTATGCGCTTAAATATTTGAAATGATGATACCGTACACCTTCTTGATTTACCGTACAGTATCGCATTGTTGTTTCAGATTTTACGTGCCCAGCAAATACCATGGCTTCTTGTAGTGGCATTCCACGATTCAGAGCATTTGTAAGTGCTGTCCTTCTAAATCTATGCGGATGTGCGTTGTCCACTCCAGCTTGCTTTCCAATTTTACGGACGATATCTTCTATTCCAGATTTCGTAAGTCGTTTGTGTGGACTCCTGCTGCCGACAAATAATGCCGGATTATCGTCTTTTCTGCTTTCCAGGTATTCTTTCAGGTACATATTGGTGCGTTCATTTAGGTATACGACCCTCTCTTTCGCCCCTTTTCCGTATACGATCAATTCTTTCGTTCCCCACTTAATATCATTCCGGTTAAGTTTCACGAGCTCGGACACTCTTACGGCAGTACTATACAAAAATTCCAGCAACGCTTTATCCCGAAGCGCTACACATTTTCGTAACATCTTCTCGCGCTCTTCGTCCGTGAATGGTTTCTTAATTCTCTGTTCCACCTTAATATTTTCTACGAGAATCATCGGATTCTTCCTTATTCGGTCACGATCACGTAGCCATACGAAAAAGCTGCTATATATTGCCCGGATATTTTTTAAGGTTTGATTGGATACTTTTCGCACCATCTTGTATGCCCTCATGTATCCAGATATATCTCCAGCAACAATCCTATTTACTGGCTTATTTATGTACGCCAGCAACCGACTAAGTTCATATCGGTAATGGATTATTGTCTTTGGAGATTTTCCCTCTAACGCTTTGCTCATCAGAAATTCTTCCATTTCCACATTCCAACTTTTATCTACCACTTGTAGTTCCGTATCGTGAACCAGCTCGCACCCGGTAAACACTACTTGCAATACTTCTTTCAGCTCTCTCAGTTGGTATTCGGCCAGCGTAATTTGCATTCTTTGTAATATTTCCATTATTTTTTCTTCCATAGATTTATTACTCCTTTTTATGTTTAGTATAGCAATTGGTTTACTGGTTACAAAATATCATTCTGAATTAAATAGCAATTTGGCAAATATAAAAGCAGATTTGATAAAAGCAAATAATAGCTTGAATGTCATAGGAACTGAATACTGGAGTGGCGTAAAAAATAATTATTCATATTCTAAAAAAGAAACCTGGGTGAATAACGTGTCCACTGTGACCATTCCCGCCGGTACTTATATCTTTACACTAAAAGCAACTCCCTGTGCCAAAGGTCAAAGCTATGATGCGTTTGTAATGGGGATAACTGGAATAAATTCAACGCGAACCCAAAATACGTTTTATATGAACTTTGGTAACGGTTTTTACCCAATATTAACCAGTACCTGTATCGAAAAAGTTCCTGCTGGCACATACGGTATTGCTTTTTGGAGCAGTCAACCTAGAAATGTAAATGGTATTGAACTCCGGGCAATCCGGATAAAATAATTACTATTTGCATATATAGCAGAATTCGTAATAAAAGATATCCCCTGACGATGCTTTTTGCCATCTAACCAGAAGATTAACAGCACCGCTTTTACTAACTTCAAGGAAACAGTTGGAATAAGTATTATCTTGTGCTATTGCCACAGTATAAAGTTGTTTATTACAACATGGTACAGGTGCTCCGCTCGCAATGTTTAAAACGGAATATGTATTAACCGCTTTTGTAATCTTGGCACATCCATTGATCATTACCAGATTTCCAATTCTATTACACTCAATCCATGAATCGGGCGTTTTAACATTAGAAGTATTAAGTGTCATGTGATATGTATTTATAGCCATTAAATTACTTTCCATATTGGTTAAAATGTTATTTGCTTTTGTTAAATTGCTATTTAACTCTTTAACTGCCAGTGCATCTACGAAGAATCCTTCCTCCGTTACAAGATCAATTTCATCCAAAGCAACAATCCTATTCGCATGGATAGTCTCATCAGCTTCTGCTCGTGCTTTCTTTTCCTCAGCATCTGCAGCTATGCGTTCTTCTCGCTCCGTTTCATCCGCTGTTTTTCTGTCCCCTTCTTCCTTTCCTACTTTCGTTAAAAGCTGTTCCACCAAGGTTTGCTGGCTTTCTTCCTCGTCGTCTGGAAACCCCATTGCATCAGAGCATTTTATTTTTTCTTTGAACGAAATCAATGATTTCCCGTTATTTATAACTCTAATCTGCAGTTCATTCATTCCTACTGCAAAGAAATTATTGTCCGGCGTAAATGATATTGTGCTATCATTAATGTTGCATAATATGCCTTTCGGCTTCTCCATGCTTTTATGATAAACATAGGCAACTGCTGCCGCTGTTCCCGGTATGCTGTAATCTCTTACCGCGAATTCAAATCCTACCATGTCCGTTCCTTTCGTTACCTCGATTGGAATTTTAATGGTGTCTCTAAGAACATAAACATCTCGTTTTATCGTATTCATTTTTTCTATCCTTTCTTATCCAGGAACCCACTGTACAATATAGACTCCAGTTGTTGTAGCACTGCCGCCTCCTGGCAGTCTAAGCACATAATTCCACGGAAAATTATAGTAATTCGTACACCAGATTTCCTGCCCAGTCTGATCTCCAGTAGCTCCACCCGTAGCTCCGCCATTCTCATTCTGGCTTGCCTGCACAACCTGTCCATTTCCGATGCTCATCGCAGTGTGGCTCGCTACATTCAAGAGGATGTCGCCTCGTTGAACGCCACTTCCGGAAGACAAATTAACCAATCCGGTTACATCCTCAAATCCGCAGGATTTAAACGCAGCATACATATTTCCGGTATAAGTTGCTCCTGCATCTTTTACTTTAATACCAGCTTGTTGGTACGCCGTGATCAGTAGTGATGAGCAGTCATAATCAGGTCCCCATCGATTCCCCTGATCGTATCCATGACTATTGTCGTTCGCAATGCCAATCGTCCACTCAACGGCAGATTCTATTGCTTTAGAATTCGCACCATACTGGCTCAGCAAATTGTAAAAGCTCCTTGCCTGTGATCTCCTGGCGGATTCCACTTCTACGCCTGCACGCTCGAAGTTCTTTAAAAATGCACTAGCAAGATCTTCCGGAGATGATCCGGATGTCTTAAAAGCTCCCCAAGACATATTGTAAGAACTGGTTGGAATCCACTGTCCGGTTGACTCTGTTAGTGCATCAATCCAGTATAACTGCCCGTTCGGATCCGTAATTGAATATCCGTTTGCCGTCGCCCAGTTGGTATAATTTGTCGCCGGAGTCCATTGGACCAATCCAAATCCGCCAGAATAATTCCCTTCGTTTAAACTTTGCCACACTCCCGGATTCACATAAGACTCGCTCTGCATATTTCCCAGAATTCCAGCTATTGCATTTAAAGACCAACCTCTTCCGGAAAAATACTTGTACACTTCTACCGCATTTGCGTTCATCTGCACTTGCGATAGTGCGTAATTCCCGATTGTCCAGCTCATTTAAAAGCTTCCTCCTTTTGTACTTCCTCCAACCAGATACCCATTTACATACTCCAGATATGTTCCATCAGAAAATACTGCTTTTCCAGTTTTTGCAGAGTATCCTTTAGAATCTTTCTGGACTTCCAGCGATGAACCGCCGACCGTCATTTTCCCAGACGCAATCAAAGCTACACTGTCAAATTGCCCTCTGAGTTCGTTTCCGATCGAAAGATATTTTGTTCGTGTGCTTCCTTGCTCCGGATAGATCAACAACCCTGTTTGTCCACCGGTCGCTCCGGCACGAATCACAACTTCGTAATTCGATGTCTTAAATTTAAGATTTCCTTCCGACAATGTAGCTGTCTGGCTTCCATCTGAATTAGCACATACATATCTGCCTTTCGCATACACACCATCTTTATCGAGCCGCACAATCTCGTTCCCGCTTGCATCCATGACTCTCGCTACACCATTGCCATTATCCGCGCCACCAAGTTCCAGCGTGCCACCTCTTATGCGGTCCGCCAGCATTGTTCCTGCAACGATAAAATCTGCAAAGAACCCAGCTCCTGTTCCGAATGTGCTCCACTTCCAATCATTTCCATCCGCAGTACGTTCGGATGCAATCTCGAATCCGAGTGTTCCAAGGCACATAGCTCCAAACGTGGGTGATTCCGGATCCAGATCTTCAAACAGCACAGCTCTTACCGTCTGCTTTTTCGCGATCGTAGATTGTGCTTTCAGTTGCGCTTTTACACCGTTAATAATTCCGCGCACTTGCTGTCCGACAAGTGTACCATCATTTCTTATAGCTTGCTCTACTCTATTCATTACGGAAGATGCATTGTTTAAGAAATTGTATTGGAACTCTCCAAGTGTTACGGATGTAAGTTTTTTCCTCACAGCATCCCATTCCAGTTCAATCACTCTGGCATCAGACACGATTCCAAGTTTAGAGTGCTTGCAATGGACGGTATCTCCAAGAGATACAGATTCCAATTCTTTTACATCTTCATACAGCTCTGTGTTCTGTAGCAGCTCCATATTTGCCTTTATGGTAATCTTTGGTTTGTCGGCATCTGCTGCATACTGTTCTTCGCATCTTTTTCTCAATGCTTTTTCAAGTTGTTCCTGCGTATCACATATGATCACGCCATTTTCTTCATCATCTTCAGATGCATCTGCACGCATTTTCACGTCCTCGAATGACATTACTTTGTAATGCGCTGTTGGATATTTTTCTATAATCGGCGAGTCAACCCACGGCGTTTCTCCTGCAATCATATATCCGTTGTATGATTTCGGAATAATTCTCGTTGCAACTTCCGTCATGTCAATCGTTTCAGAAAACCCATCTTTTACAATGTTTTTTCCGTAAAGAACCTGCACTCCATGATCGCCACCGACTCGCTCATCTACTGTAATATTATAGTTATCATAGAGGATTTCTCCGCCCCAGCGATTTATAAAAGAATTCTCATCATTGCCGTTTATTGCTTCGATCAAATTTTTTGTCTGGTAATATGCCGTAGACAGCTTCTTAATGTCTGACTTTGCTGTGTACATCTTATTCGGAGCGGTCATGATATACAATGCATCTTGTCCGTTCTTTTCAGTCGGCCTTACATCCAGTAAAAAGCAATCCTCTTTTGCATCCAAAAAGATAGGAGTAAGTTCTGCACTCACTCCTGAATCCTGTTTTTCTTTATTTTTTATGCGAAACAGCTGTTCTCCGTTAAACGATGGCAGTTTAACAACCGCATTATCGGTAATATACTTCCATCTGCCTTCATCGTCGATCTGGTGCTCCAACGTTGCTGTCCATTCTCCATTCAATACCACATGAACGGTAAGTTCTTCCGGAAGAAGTGTCATGTCTCCATTGTGATCATAATCTTTATTTTCAACATTATAAATCTGTATCATTATAAACATCTCCAATTCGGAATAACTTTCAATTCGAATCCGTCTGTAATTTTAATCTTGTTTCTGCCCTCGATTAAAATCAAATCATCATAATCGCCGGCCACGGATGTATTGCTTAGTGTTCCGTCCTCTCTATAAGCAAGCTTACGTCCTGTGTCAATGGTTAGGTTTTGCCCTACATTTGCCACCATTTTTCCACCATTAACGCTCAAAGTACACTCACCCTCGCCAGTAATCTTATAGATTGGATACGCAATCTCATAAGGATTGTCTACCACATCTCTGGCTTTCATTTCTCCGAGTCCGCTTTCCAGATATCGCAACCCGTCTTTTGTCAGAAAGGTTGCCGTAAATTTTCCAATCCTTTCTGTGGTTCGTTCCGCTTCATCCAATTCTACTTTTAAAATTTTATAAAAATGCTCCGGATCCGAACCAATCCGAAGCAGCTTATTTCTGGCTGATAGCCATTTCTTTGCAAGTCCGAGTCGTTCATCCCACCGGTCAGCATCCCCGATAAAATTAAAATCTATCTTGATCTTTGTTGATTCATATCCGCCTTCTAGAATATACATCGCGCCATCACTCCCCGGTATTTCTACTGAAGAGTCTTTTTTTGCTGCAGCCGGAATAGATGGGAGATTTTTCATATACACTCCAAGACTAGAAGCGAGGATTTTGTTGTATTCAATTTCGATCAAATTCCTATAGCTCCTTTCTTCCATTTGATGTTCTGTGACATTTTCTTTACGACAGCATCTACCAGAACCTCTGCAAGCTTTTTATCTCCAAGAGTGATATTATTCTCTACCACTAAGGACATTGCCGCAATCGCCTCAGCGATCATCTGTGCGAGGATCTCATTGTTCGCCTGATTTTCTTCTCGAATGTAAGATTTCAGTAAATCGATCGGAAGCACCGCTTCTTTTCCGGCTTCTCCACCACCCATTAAGCTGTTCCCGTTTGCTCCAAAGATTGTCGGGCTGTTCAAAATACCACCTTTTGCATACCAATCTACAGAAAATTTCGGTGTCTTCAGTGGTGATAAGCTAAATCCTCCACTTATCTTGAAATGCGGTAGTTTTATTTTTGGAAGCTTCCAATCGAAATTTAAAAAATCTTTTATCTGCTCCACTGTTGTATGGATAAATTTCTTTATACTCTCAAATGCAGAATTTACTCCTTTGCGGAACCATTCGCACTTATTATATAAAGTTACAAAAATAGCTATTAGAGCTATAACCGCCGCAATAACAAGAATTATCGGATTTGCCGCAAGAATAGCATTAAATCCAGAAAAAGCCGTCCCTGCTTTTGACATCACAGGAGCTATCTTCGCTCCTACATCAATCACTCCTGATATTCCCCCAGACACTTTACTGATTATGCTAAATACCGGACCAAGCGCAGCCACAAGCAACGCACATTTAATGATCATCTCCTGTGTTTCAGGAGAAAGTGAATTCCACATACTAATCAAATCTTTCAGTATCGGCGTAACTGTCTGAAGGCATTCCGCAAGCACCGGACCAAGTGCATTTCCCACATCATATCCGGCATCTTGCAATTCATTTAAGGTTATTTTGAACTGATCAGCCGGATCCAAAGTTGCATTAAACGTATCTTCAACACTTCCGAGATTTTCATCTAGGGATGCTCCGAGTTCTTCAAAATTCAATTTCCCGTCTTTACAAAATTGCGCAAGTGCCGGACCAGCTTTCGATCCGAACAAATCAACTGCTGCATTGTAAGCATCCGCAGATGTTTCCGCATTAAGCATTGTATTTTGAAGTTCTGTCAATGCTTCTTTCATCGTTTTTCCTTTGCTTGATGCATTTGTTAGTGCTTTTTTCAGACCAGTCATCACTGCCGATGTATCTACCCCAGACGTTTCGCATTGTCCAAGGAACATAGCCGCATCTGCTGCTGACATTCCTAATTCTTTCAACGCCGCTGCATTTGATACCATCAATTGCGACAGTGAATCCATTGATATTCCGGTATCTTGTCCAACTTTGTTCATTGTATCAAGCATTGCGCCGGCATCCTCCGCGCCTAATCCGAATGCCTCTAACGCTTTTTGCACACTATCTATTGACGATGATACGTCAGTATTATTCAATGTTGAAAATTCTACGAATTTCTTTGAAAGATCTTCCAGCTCCTGTCCTGTTAAATGAAATCTGGTATTAACTTCACCTACTGCCGATCCAGCTGTGGCAAAATCTGTCGGAATACTTTTGGCAATATTTCTCGCTGAATTCTGCATTTCTTCCAGTGCATCACCTGTTGCCCCGGTCTTTTCAACGATAATATCCATTCCTTCATCTACTTGACTCCAAGCCGCCATAATGCCGGCTGTTGCTGCCGCAACCGGTGCTGTTACATTTTTATTTAGACTGCTGCCGATTTTTCCAGTTGTCTCACTGAAATTTCCAACTTTTTTTGAATAATCTTCAAGTGTTGCAGCACCGCTTTCTAACTTTTTATTAACATCTTCGAGACCGCTTTTATAATTGTTCAGAGATGCTTTCGCATTGTCCAACTGCTGCCGCGTCTTTGATATTGCTGCCTCATCTCTTACTTCTGCATTCTCTTGCGCTTTCAGGATCTCCGTCAGTCTGTCCACTTTGGCGGTATAAGCTTCTGTCTGATTCTGTAAATACTCCTGAGTTACCCTTAACTTTTCGGCGGAAGATGTGCTTTTGTCCCATTCAGATTTTGCAAGTTTGAATGCAGATCTATTTTCATTCACCGCATTATTTACTTCTGACAATGATTTCTTGAAATCTACAGCACCATCCGCCTTAAAGGACAACCCTACTGTTTTTAAATCATTCGACATCTCCTACGCCTACCTTCTGTTTTTCCATTTTGTCAAACACTTCCAGACATTCATTAAAAAAGACGGGGTCTGAGTTCCAAAATTCATCCTCATTCATCCCCATCTTTCTTGCAACCACCATATATTCCGCCCAGTTTATTTCTATCGGTTCCTCTTCCGCCTCCTCTTCGGCGGACGCGTTTTCTTCGCCTGCTCTTTTTTTTTATATTTTTCAACTTTCTTTCCAAATTCATCGAATAGCAATCTTATCTCTTTCGGATCCATCGGTGTAAGCAGCATTGCTTCCTCTTCATCCACTTTTAATCCATTCGATCTTAAAATTACATGGATCAACTTTGCCGCTGCTTCCATGTTTTCATCTTCAGATAATTCATTTTCTTTTTTACCTGTCAGAATTTTCGCAAGACCATTTTTTTGAATCATATAGATCGTCAAGAAATTTACTTTCACTTCCAGTTTTGTACCATCCGTGAGTGTTATAAGTTTTTCGTCCAAGTTTTACCCCTCCTTATGAGAGAGCTGCCGTCAGATCTGCATCTGTCAGAATCGGTTTTGCAAAGAATTTCTCTTCTGTCAACCCTTCTGGTGCTGTACTTTCCGTTACCTTTGTAAATATATTTCCCGCAATATCAAACGGGTATGCCCTGATCTTGATCGTGTCCGTCTGCTCACTGGCTTTTTCCTCTGATGTTGCCACATCATCTGAGTTTTCAGTCAGTTTACACTTCGGATACCATTCATATCTGCTGTTTCCATTTTTCAGCTTAACAACCTTGCCATAAGCAAAAAAAGGTCGCTCCGAATTGGCTCCCGATAAAATCAGACCACTCTTTTCTACTGTATCTCCTCTCATTCTTGAAATCGTATCGTCTGGGAAAGCAAGCACTTCCACTTCAACATCAATTGATGTCATCGGTGTGTCCGAGTCATAAACCTTTCCGGATGCATAAGCATCACTTGTCTCTGAGTTTTCTGTAATCTTTACATTTTTTACAACTTCTGTCTTTTCGACATCTGCTTCATAAGTTCCATCATAGCCTCCTGCTTCTTCTGCGCTCGCAAAACACAGGTACTGTGCCCCAACCGTCTGTTTTCTTGATGGTTTCTTTGTTTTAATCGCCACATCTGCCTCCTAATCAAATATTTTCTCAGTCATTTTCCTGTAATATTTCTCTTTATTCTGTTCAAAGAGCGGCTTTAAATGCGCTCTCGCTGCCATCTTCTTTGTACCACGTTCCACCATTGGACCATAATATTTCCCCCATCCAACTTTGATTTCTCCTCTGGCTCTTTCCAGTGCGAATGTGTTTACCAGATGGGTATATCCTGGCTTTTTCACTTCACTCCGTGGCTTTGGCAGCTTTAACAGATCATTTACAAATTCCTTCGCGCCGGTTTCAATTGCATCCAATGCATTTTCCGGATCTGCTTTTGCCGCATATTGCTTCAGCATTTCCTCAAAATCTTCCATCCCTGAATCATCAAAGGTTATTTCTCTGCCGGAATACGACCTGCTCATAAGCTTTCTCCATCTGTTTCAATTGCAAAATAAGAGTGCCAGATCCTGTCCTCTGTGTTATATTCATGAGATATCATCGGATGAAATCCCAGTTTTCGCAATGTATCACGAAGTTCCAGAAGCTTTGGATTTCTCGGTTTCTGTGCATAAAAGCTTATTTGCCAGGTAATTTTATCTGCATACTCTTCTCCGGATGCAACTACATCTTCCCAGGCAATCTCCCAGTAATCAATCCTCGGAAAGTTCTTTTCATTTTTTAGGCTTGATACCCCTTCATTCACCGGGCATCCGGTGTCATGTAGAATATCACTCAGTTCTTTCTGTGTCATCGATAACCTCCCTGTCGTGTGCCGGCGTTTTAAGTGTCAGTTCCGTTTCCCGAAATCCATCCTTTGTCGTCACATGCGCTACATTGTAGATTTCATGCTGCTCGCCATCAATTACGCAAACATGTTTACTGTTAATCTTCTTGTATTGAGGAATCGCCAATTTCATTGTCACCTCTACACTGTCAGCGGACAGCTTGGCTCTGGTGGTGTCGTATACAGATAATTCTCGATACCAGATGTACATCCCCATGTATCGAAGCTTCTCTTCTGGATAATCTTCCGTTTCATCCTCCTCGATTTTATAGAGTTTCATTACTCCATCTGTATACTCAGGCATTGCCATCTACATCCACCTCCGTCTCCATCTGCCAGGTAAGAATTAAGCTTGCATAGTTATCCATAAATTCGCTCACTCTATGATGGTAAGCATAGTACATATAGTTTTTTAGCAGCATCCGATATGTCAAGTCCTCTGTAATACTACAGCCGGGATTTAATTTCCCGACTGTAAATTCCCCTTCTTTTGCAAGATTGGTAAGCTGATTATCATCGTAATATGGCGGGATCTGGAACTCTTCCCGCATTTCATTGATCAGAGTGGCAAGTTCTTCTTTACTCATATCCCGCCTCCTGCTACTACTGCTGTGGAATAGTTACCTGTGTTACTGGAAGCACATACTCTTCCAGCTTGGTTACGTCAAATATAACCGCTACATTATCATCTACAGCGCGTCCGTTGGCACTACATGCTGCAATGATCAGATCAGCATCATCCATTGCCTTTGTCTGGTCATATTCTTTGACACGGACTCCCGTTGTTCCCATTGTGTAATATCCTGCAATGGTGAATGCTGCCTTTCCTTTCGGTACATTTGCATCTACAACTTTTTCAATGTCAATAAACGATTTATTGACATATCCTCCTGTCAGAGCCTCTCCGAACATGCAAGGATCAACATACTCTGCTTCATCAGATGGATTGCAGATCAGATACAGTTTATCCACCACACGCATTCCATTGTTTGTAAGTGTTTTTCTTACTTCTGCAAGTCCCTTCGGGCTGAACTTTGTAATATTTTTCTTTACATCTTTCGCTTTCTTGGTACCATCAAGTTCTGACTCATTAAGTTTGCGAAAGATACCAATTGGAGCATTTTTTCCATCCCCATCAATGTACCCTTTAACCAGTCCATCCTGCATTGCTTCTGCAAGAATAGCCCTGAAATATCTGTCGACAAACTCCATAGACAGCTCACTAATTGCTTTTGGAATCACAAGATATGTTGTGAGTTTGCACAATTCAATGTTCAGCGCTGTGATCTCTGCTGAAAGTTCTCCTTTAATCGCATCTGTGAGTCCTCCCCATACAGCTGTTCCGGAATGAGATGCTACGATCCACTTTTTCACATTTGCCGGTGCCATGTTTACCAGTTTCAGGACGTTCGATGCTTTCTTAACATCATCCAATGTACGATCAATAATCTCTGTCGGGATGATATCAATCTGGCTCGCAGCGATAGACTGCTTCACGTCCTTAAATCCTTCATAAAATTTCTTTTCTTCCTGGGACAGGTTGCGAAGTCCAAGCTGTTTCTTGTACTCTGCATCATGACTTGCTCTTTCTGCTTCTGCTACAACCTGATTGATCAGATCCGCATGTGTTGCTTCTTCAATCATTTCAATTGACTGCATGATTGCATCTGCTTTCTGATCCGCCGGAGCGTTATCCAGAAGCTGTTTTACTTTGTCTTTTACATCCTGGCTTAACCCTTCAATTTTCATTCTGTAATTTCCTCCCTAATTAAAAAAAGCGCCCCAACCGGTGCTATCCTTTTCTTCCTTCTTCTCTTCTTTCTTATGTGTCACCTGATAAAACTCGGCCAACTGTTTCTGATGTTCATTTCTGTTTTTCAGCTGCATCTGAAGCATTTCATTTTCCCTAAGTACTTCCTGCAGTTTCACACCCTGGTCTTCTTCTTTCTGTACGACACCGATCTCATCAATCAGTCCATACTCCAGAGCCATCTGAGGGGATAATGTGGTAGCCTTATGCATCAGATCTCTGAGTTCATCCTCTGAAATGGTTGCTCTCTGCATAAATAACGCCACGCAACTATCCATTGCCACATCCAGATTGTCTGCTTCTGCTCTCAGATCTGCTGCATTTCCAGTGACCGTCTCCCACATATCATGGATGATTGCAGTTGTTCCCTGCCCCATGATTCTCTTATTGCACGCCTGCAGAATCGTAAAAGCAATGGAATGACATCCACCCATCACAATTCCTGTCTTATAGGATCCGTGCTGCTGAAGCATATTGTAGATGGCCGTTCCCTGATCTACACTTCCACCATTACTGTTGAAATAGATCTTGATTTCTTCATTCTCCGGAATCTCATTCAGGAGCTCTCTGAAATGCTTTGCTGAAGTTTCAGAATCTTCATACTGCCATGTATCCCAGTTGAATGGTCCATTCTTCCTGATTTCATCAAAAATGAAAATCTCATGCACATTGTCTGTCTTCTGGAATCTATACACTACGTTTTTTTGTTCCATGTTCTTTTCCTTTCTCTGTTATTTGCTGTTTAACGGACAACTCCGAGATAATTGGATCACCTCCTACTAATCACGTTTCCTGTGCTGCATTACCATTTCCCTCCTCTTCATAATTCTTTGTCAGGGCTCTTGCCTGGCTGAATTCTGTATTCAAAAGTGGATAACCAACCATTTCGCGAAGCTCATCGTAACTAAACCCGATTCCTCGAAGCTTATCCAGATTGGTCGCGCTGTCCACCACATCCACATGCTTGAATCGTGCCAGCCACACCATAACTTTTTCATTCTTTGTGCAATAATCATCTTCGCCAACAATATAAGCTGTCAGCGTATCATTGATCACTTCTGCTACCGGTCCGACAGCATATGTGATAAATTCGTTCGTTGCATCTGACTTTTCTGTAATATTGCCATTAAATACCGCTTCTGGAATATCAAATGCATTCGCTACCTCATTGTTGATTTGCTGCGCCATCTTCGACAGCTCTTCGGCTTTTACGGAAGTGTTGATCTGCATCTGATCCACCGATACATTATCTGATTCCGTCAGAACACTAAGTTCATCAGCTTCCAGTAGATTTTTAATTTTTGAAACGTACTGGTCTTTTGTCATTACTTTGTCCGTTCCGTCTGCTTGCTTCTCACGGAATGACAGTGCGCTGGTGCCGAGCTTCAGCTTGTAACGTGGCTGTGCTGACAAACGCATCATTGCATTGACGGAATCTAGTGTTTTATCATATTGACCGACCACATTCTGTAGATACAGCTTGATTTTTGCATTGTCATACTTTAGATGTATGACTTCTGATGTTCGGAACGATTTAAAAAGAGCATAATTGTATCTGTCACAAGTAAGCGTGATATGCGAGTATGTTCTTTCCATCAGTACATTTGTATCGGACTCCCAGGCGGATGCTCGGTAGTATTTTCCACCAAGTGGAATAATTAAAACTTCCTGTTCCGTCAGCAACTGCTTGACTACTTCTGTCCAGAATACAGTTCCGCATTCGTGATCGTTCGGCTGTATGTTCAACCGATATTCCTGTTTTCTTTTATCCTTGCTTTCTGTCTGAATCAGAATGTCAGATTTAGCAATCGCTTTTGCAATCATCAACATGGCTTTTTCGATGGCAAGCCTTGATAGGTTCAGCTTTGCCATATCCACTGCAATGATTTCCGCCAAAGACTGCATTTCCTTATTCCGATTCTGAATAAAAAAACTAAACATATCTTTTCTCCTAAACGTATATGATCTGGACTTCCAGCTCGTCCTTGCAGAACATAGCCACATCAAAAGCCATAAATCCATCATTTTTTCTTAACTTTGGCTCAATTTTACCAAAGCTCTTATTTCCAAATTTATCTTCGGACACGCTCGTATTATTCGTATACCACCTCATGATTGCTGACTGCCCGAAGTTAATCATGCCTTGGCTAAACATAGATTGAATAAACGGAGCAATGATTCCAGTAGCTGAAGAAATTTTCCTGATCAATCTCACGACTCCGCGAGGATTCTTCTTGTCTTCAATAGAAATTCCTCTTTCCTCAAAAGCTTGTTTGAATAAGGTGTACCGATATGTGTCCATTGCGATTTTCTTCACATCGTAAATTCGCATTTGTTCCATACACCAGTCAACAATCAAATTCACGTCAATCACGGGACCTGGAACAATTTCAAAATCCTTAAACTCTGTTTGTCCAGCATTCCGCAATGGAAATTTTATTGAATCTATGAATGGTGAGTCAGCACAGATCCATGTGTGCTGTCGCCATATCCATTCACCCTTATCAGTTTTCGTGAGAACTCCGGCCGATGCAAAGTCTCGGACATCCGCATAGTCAATTCCAATCACCGCCAGTTGCCCTCTGGTATCTACGGTAATTCTTGGACTTTTTCGTTCCAACTCTTCCACTGTCTCACCTTCATAACAGGCTCGTAAAACATTCTGCCAAGTTGTAACCGTTTCTTCCTCTTTTCGCGCCGGTTTATTCATTCGCTTTGTAATGAATTCCGCACGCTTGGAAGGAATTTTCTTCATTTCCAGATAATCATGCGTGATCTGATTTGCAAGAATTGGCATATATTCCATCGAAGGATTTGCTTTATGCCAAGCTTCCGGATCATCTACTTCTTTCATGTCATCAATCTCACAGATGAATGGAAAATATCCAAGAGGATTCTCTCCTGTCTCCAGGATTTCCATACACATTGCTGAAATTTCATCCAACGGTCCGTCTCTGACATATCCATCTGTTGTGATTATGAACTCTCTTGAATGCTTAACTTTACCAAAAGAAGATTCAAATACATTGATCTGATCATAATTCTCATAAGCGTGAATCTCATTTAGTATCAAACAACCGGTTCTTTTGCCATCCTTTGTCTTTGCATTGGAAGTGTTGTATTTCATCTCTGATCCGGTCACAAGGTTTGTGATCAGTTCTTTGGTTACAGAGAATTTTCCTTTAAACTTCGGATTATCATGCAGCATATCATACGCAACCTTGAAGGTATCTTTAACCTGTCCTTCCGAGTTGGCAACAATTTCCACATGATAATTCTTTACCCCATACATGGGAGTCTGAAAGAAATTAACTAGCGGAACGATGAATCCATCCTTACCATTTCCACGCCCTTCCTTGATGAAGAACTTTAAAAATACCGGGATGTCATCCTTGTACATGAATGCAAATGCATAGATGAACTTCTGAAACGGAAACAGTTCATAAAAATTGGACTTGCAATACTGTAAGCAATTTCTATACGTTTTCTCATCAAAAAAAACATCGTTCCGCTTTAATGTCGGTTTTACGATGTTTTCTATCAGCAGTTTTCTTTTCTTGTTTATCCACTTTGGATGTGCTTCGGCATATTTGAGATAATCATCAATTTCTTTACAGATAACCATCTGTCGGACTTTCTGGCTCTGGTACTGGCTCTTTCAGCTTCAGATCTGCCAAGATCTTTAGCATCGTGGCTGTAGTTTTTTGCAAATTGACTACTGATTCATTTGCCTTTTCCACAGTCACACCATTGCCATTTATTGTTTCATATCTAAGTCCTTTCGCTCTAATATCTGCGATCAATTTCTTTTTCAATGACCAATAATACACATAGTCATCAACTAAGTCCGTGTAGAATTCCGCATTCATCCCACGCAACTCCAACTGCCTTACCAGTGACTCTTTCATAGCTTTTTGCGTCAATTTGCTCACCTCTTTTCGCTCAAATCATGCCTTTTTTGCTGTTTTTACGCCAAAAAATACAGGCTTTTTACGCCTGTCTCTAAAAATTCTTTCTTATAGTAAATTTCCAAAAATGCCACCCCTACCCTTTTCACGCGAGATTTCAATTTTTCTCCAGAGTCATGGCTACATCCCCGTTCTTCACTCAGGAAAAATCGCTGAGAATTTGCCGGGGGGGCTATTTAAAAATTGAGGACAGCTGCGGACTCGAACCGCACATGCGACGGCTTGCACCGTCCGCTTGTCTCCTCCTAAGCTATGTCTGCCCTCAGTGTAGCTACCATCGTTCCATGCTCACAAGCTTCTTCTTTCTGGCAAACCTCTTCGGTGCTCTGCCATGTCTCAGGTTGTGACACTGCGTACATAGACTTACCAGGTTATCATCATCAAGTCCAAGTTCCGGATGTTCCTTTAGTTCCTGGATATGATGTACCTCTTCAGCTCTCCTTATCTTTCTGTCTCTTCCAATCAGCTGTGTGCCAGATGCAGCTGCGTCTTTTATTCTCTTGTGGCAATCCTGACACTCGTAATGATCTCGATCCAATATCTGCATTCTCTTATGTTTTCATGCAGATGAGTTGTAAAATGCTTTTGCTTCTTTGTCTGTCATATTTTTATTTTGGCGGTTTCTATATCTGTAATAAGGAGTTCAAAAAAGTAATAATCGCAACAAACAAATGTACTGATGTATGAATAAATTCTTTCCAGAGTAAACCGCCAAACCTCTTTCCGGAATTCACGGCAAAGAAAAAGGCAACAATCTTTCGACTGCTGCCCTGTTCATTTCTTTACCTGAATACACTATACCACAGACCAAGTGTATCATTCTATATCATCTTGAAGTTTTTTAGTGCTTCTGAATGTTTCCGGTGTACTTGTGCCCACTCATATCCTGTCTTTCTGCAGATATCCTTCCACCTCATAAGATCTATGTAGCAGTAAGTCAGTACATCTTTCTCTGTCTCATCTTCCATCTGCTCAATTCTTTCCCTGATCTCAGTCCGGATCCTGACTCTTTTCTTCCTCTGTTCCACCAGTTTCCGTTCCTGTTCGTCTACTTCTGCCATATAATCCGACAGATCAGAAAGGCTGCTGCTTTTTGGTAGCCCATCTGCTGCCAGTGCTCCCGGAAGCATCCTATCCAGCTTCAGGCGTTCCAACTCTTCCTCGATCCGCTTCTCCTGGTGTAATGCTTTGCCGTACTGTTTCAGGTATTCCTTTTTCTTCTCATTCTCTTCTTTCACTGTTTCCATCGGTATACCCTCCCTGTCTTCCTATCTCTTAATACTAAGACCTCGAATCCAAGCAGACTTGCTATATCCTTTAATGCTTTATGTGCTTCCTTTACATGATGTGGGATGCGGCTTGCATCTTGGATGGCTTTGCCTGCTGTTGGATCACAATATCCTTCCTGGTTTTTATACAATGTTTCATCACCTTCTCTGCTACTCTATCATTGCCGGAATGAACAGCGCCCATAAGCACCACGCCGATCCCGTCCATTTCATTCCAATAATTACTGCAACTGTCGTAATTATCCATACAAGTATCTTTGTATATTTATCTTCCATTATCCTTTATACCTTTCCGGAAGCGGCATCCACGCCACAACCTTATACGGTTCTCCCTGTTCATCGAACCAGACACCTGTCTGGGAATAATACAATGTTGTTGCCTTATCTGCTCCCTCGATCGTAACCAGAAACTCCGCTGCATATGCACTTCTGACATATGATTCTATGAACTCCCGTTGATCTGGGAGTCTTTCTGTTGTTGGAATCCATCCGTTACTCATTATTCTCTGCCTTTCTTCATGAAATCTTTGTAAATAATAGTGCTTCTTTGATCTTTCTGTTGTTCTGGCTTGTCATGGATATTTCCTACTACTTCAGCATCAACCATTTTTATCCAGTACCCCAGATCTTTTCTAAAATCTCTTTTCTCGTCCCAGTCTACATAAAATCCAACATGGCAAGTCGTTGTACTGTCAAAGCAACTCTGATATTCGCCAAATTTTACAGGAGCATAATAATCACCATAATGGTATTTAATAATGTCGTTCTCCCATATTTTCCTTCCCTTCTTGTCTGTAAGTCCGGTGTATTGACAGATTGTATCTGGATCAATCATGTATTCATAAGTCCCATCGTTTATGTAATCTTTACCAGAAAGAAATCCCTCTACCCATTTGCCCTCCATCCATTCATTTTCCAGTAGCGCATGGATATGCTTTGCCTTAAATAATATTTCTCTTTTCATCTGTGCTTCCGCCTTTCTTTCATGTGCTTCAGAATTTCTTTTTTTATCATCTTGGCGTATTTTGGATGATCGCATCCAAACATAATGCATCCGTTATACTCTGTGCCATTGCCCGGATCGTCATGATCTACACTCAACTTGCAATTTTCCGGACAGAACTCGCTAACATCATGTTCTTTGCAATATTCTCCCATTGCCAGTAAGAAGTCTTCGATCTTAACTTTCATCCAGGCCACCTCTTTTCCCTCTTTTCGTCTTGTATTTTGCATAAATCCTTTCGCCGTTTCTGCCTTTATACAATTTTCTTATTGCTGATCCCAGACCATTTTCCATATCCTCGTCAGTCTGCTCATGTGTGCATTCTGCTTCCCCCAACACTTCAACCGAATTAGTTGTATAATCAATCAGCTTTTCAATCTCCTGATCCGTAAAATAAATACTTCGCCCCATTTACTCTCCTTTCTCATCCTCTTCAGCTGCTTTCCGTTCTTCTTCGTCCATATCTCTTTCTTCTGCAATCTGGATGCAGAGCACCGGTTTCCCGATATTCTCGTCTTTAATCATAAAACACTCTTCAGGAATGTATACTTTTTCTTTTTTTCGGGTTTGCTATTATAATGCTCATCGGTGCATTATCGGCAAATTCTGCAAGATATTCTTTTAATTCTCTGTTTTCCATATCCTTTACCACCCCATATCATTACGGTATCCAATTGCACTTGGATTTACCATGTATGATCTTTTCAGCTCCGATTCATCCAATTGGCGTTTCAACTGGCTTACTTTTTTCTTTAATTTCCGGTTTTCTTTTAATACTGCCATGAGTTTACAACTATCTTGTTGATCACACTTTGTGTCTTCAGAGTAGTTTTCGCACATCAAGCATACTTCTTTTTCAGTCATTACTACCGCCTTTCTTGTATGGCTTCTGAAATGGCATCCATGCTTTCATGTCTTTCCAATCGTTTCCGCTCTCCAAATAATGCCCTACAATGTCAATGCAGTTTTCATCGGTCCATACTCTTTTTCCGTCTGTTACTATGATTTCTTCTCCATCTTCCGGCATTGGACAGTCCAGATAATAGACTATGTCTTCCGGAATTCCTTCCTCTTCCCGTTCGGTATCCAATATTACATGCCATTTCACCGGAATCCATTTTTGAATGATTCCAGCCTCTTCCAGATCCTCATACTCTGCCAACTTATTGCAGCACTTCTGATGTCCGTTTTTCCTCAAATCCATTCTTGGTATAGCGTGTCGGTCTTCTCCTTCTCCGATCCATTCTGTTAATCTTTCCATCGCTACCCCTTCCTGCACCATGATTCCACGCCTTCCATTCCTTCTTTACTGGTCAACTGCTGCCACTCCCAGTTTATATACGATCTCACTATCCCTTTCTGATTCCTGACCTGCACATGATGCGGATAGATTCCAAGAATCGTGACTTTTTCCGTGGCGAGTCTGGTTTTACCTCCCTTCTGGGAGATCCTGCGCCTTAACTGTACTTTATCTCCAACTTTCATTTTTTGTTCCTTTCCGTCTTACTTTGCGCATTTTCTTGCTTACCGGATATATGAATGCCCGCATGTTGCCTGGTTTAGTCGTCTTCCTCTTCAATTTTCTTTTCCTCCCGGTTCTCTAAAATGATTCCATTTGCATTTATGTCTCCGTCCGCTTTTACCAGAATGTATTTCTCCCCGTTAATCACTTCTAAGGTAATGAGGTCTGTTCTGTCTGCGCTTACTGATACATGTGCATCCGGAAGACCAATTTCAAAGGTTTTCGTGCTTACTGTGTTGTCCGCATCAATTTCGGCCGCATCACAGTCTTTTGTCCTTTCTGCTGCCAGTTCCGGATCTATCCCGATGCTTTTTAATACGTTTTCCAGCTCCGCGCCTTTTAATATCCTGTTGTTGGATTCTGCTTTTATTTCACGGATTCTGCCAAGGTAATGATAAATATCTTTTGCCTGTTCCAGGCTTACTTTTCCATCTGCTGCATTTAACCCTTCCCAAAAAGCTTCTTTCTGCTCTTTTGGTGTGGATGGCATCCCGCATTGGAGTGTCTGCGTGATCAGACCTGCGTCCGGTTTATCCGGAACTTTGCTGTAGTACCAGATATGTTCCGGATCTTCGTGGCGGTCTGTAAATGCCGGATATAAAAATCCTTGTGTCGGCATACTTACTACCCAGTCTCTTGTACGTTCCTGGATATCTGCCAGTTCTGGTTTATAAGATAATCCTGCTGCCGATAAGTTTACCGGGCAGATACATCCGATCATGTACTCATAAACCTCTTCACTTTCATCCAGATCCGCTCCGTCCGTGGCAATTCCCGGAATGTCGTAGATTCCACTGGCAATTAGAATCAAAGAATATCCTTTATTCGATATACCAATAGACTCTGCAATCTCTTCCAGGAAGATCTGGCGTACATCATTGTCTTCTAATCCTGTTTTTACAATCGTGACCAGATGCTGCTTTCTTGTTTTTTCTTTAAAATCCAGCTGAAACATATTTCTTCCAGGCTTTCCGGATAAAACCTTTCTGAAGATATCCAAGTATTTGAATTTTTCCGTCTCTTCGAGGTTTAAAAAGTTTTTGACAAATTCCAGCCTGCAGTTCCGGTCATTATCTACGATATATCCGGTTATCCTTGTGATATTGTACCTGTCTATTGTTAGAGTTCTTTTGATCTCCAGTAACTCTTTCTTCATGTCGCTCCTTTCTGGCTGCCGCACCTGGCAGCCATGCACTCTGCGAAATTGTGATATATTAACTTTCTGTGGTGCCTATAAATAATTCTTTCCGGCGTTTTTCATCCATTCTTCCCTTGTATGGGTTCTTTCGTAAACCTCCTGGGCTTTCGCCATCAGGATCCGTGCGTTCTTGGCATTGTTATGGACTGCTGCCGGTCCGTTTCGGTGATGTTCCAGGCAGAGATTTACTTTTAACCCTTCCGCCTCTGCAAATGCATGGGTGTTACCAAACAAAACGTGATGCTCTTCCAGATATGGCTTGTATGTAAAATCTCCATCCAGTAACATACACAGATAGCACCGACGATCGCCTTTTGGCTGCATAATGCTTTTTTTGTGCTTCTTACGTTTCTTCTTGGTTGGTTTCGGAAACATCATATTCACCAGATAACACCTCCCCGTTTTGATCTACTTTTTCGTTTAAATACAGATACCATTCCTGTGAACTGTGTACTTTTTGGGTTGTCTCTGCAAGGTACAGAGCCGCATGATACAATGGAATTGTCTGGAGATATTCCCGGCGGGTTAATTTTATTTTGGGAAATGTGGCCAGATATTCTTCTACGGTTATATTTTTCGGGCAGGCATCCGGTTTCCAGTCTTCTACACTTAACTGCTCCATCTTAGGACTCCTTTTTGTATAGCTCATGGTTGCCGTAAACCAAATCCGCCTCTTCTCTTTCGTAACTCCATCCGTAGCGCATCAGAATTTCGAAACATTTCTGGCATTCACGCCCTCGTTTCGCATCAAATCCACCGTCATAGTTTACTAAACTTCTTATGCTATCCATCGTACCGTTGAGTACAGTCAAAAGCAGTATCTGGACGTCTTCCTGCCGTATTCTTTCTCTGATCTCGTTTCGTTCTTCTTCCGGCATACCGTACCACTCTTTCCCTGTGTAAACCTCATTAAATCTCCTTTCATTTATCCATCCTCCGACTTCTGTCAGAGTTCTGATCATCTTTTCAATCACTTTCTGACGTTCTTCGCCTTTCAGTAATTCAATTTTCCCGATTATGATCATCCTGATAAACGATTGTCTTCTGGCATCCATTTTTTTCTGCAGAGCTTCCAGCTCCTTATTCTTTTTCTGCTGTTTGTCCCATTCCGTTTCTTCTTTTGGTTTTCTTGGTAGTTTTTCTACTACGCAAATTCCATCCCAACTTTCCAGCCAAAAAAGATTTGTCCCATGGATATTAAGTTCTTCTGGTGGCTCTTTATCCAGTGGAATGCTCTTTTTATCTTTCACCTCTTCGGTATAACGTTTTCTCTCTATTTCCTTTGTAGCTTTCTTGATTCCTGCTGCCTCCAAGAGCTCGACAATAATCTTTTTATTCTTCTCCCTCTCTTTGTTTTTAATCTCCGCTTCTACTTTCCACTTAATCTGTCTTGAGTCTGCAGCATCTTTCAATATTCTGTTCCTTGTTTCAACATCTTCGATTCTCGACAGTTCAGCAAGATCTTTTAGATTCAGCTGATATACCCCGTCTTCATCCGTCTTTTCCTTCACCAGATCCCGGTCAAGCTTTGCGATCTCTAACCTCCGGTGTACAGTCGTCCTGGAGAATCCGGTCTTTTCCGCAATCTGTTCTTCCGTATCTCCAAGGTTAAGCATCATCTGGAAGCCTTCCGCCTGTTCCAGGACCGTCAGATCGATGCGCTGCATATTCTCTTCCAGCATGGTTCCGACCTGGTCTTTGTAGCTCATGTCCTGCACGATCCGGCATGGATACATAGTTACGCCTGCCATTTTTCCGGCGGCAAACCGGCGGTGCCCGATGATCAGCGTGTATCCTTCATCGTGGTGCGCCCGGTTTTCATCCCAGTATCCCGGAATTACCGTAAGATTCTGCATAATTCCTTTCTTCTTGATCGACTCACTCAGCTCTGATAAATCGCCCAGGTCTTTTCGTGGGTTATCCGGATGCTGGTGAATCAGCTTGGCATTGATATTCGTGATTCCACTGGTTGTCATTTCAAATTCCTCTCTTTCTCGGTGTTTTCAAGGTTTTCTCCTGTTTTTATCTCATTTTGGACTGTAGTCTATCGGAATACCGTGTAGACTCGGAAAATTCAAGGGTTACACGGTGTTTTTGTGTCTGCTCATACAGCTCCTGCCAGAGTTCTTTGTTCTTGATCTCTTTTCCATGTGGTCTGCGCCACTCTTCCCGTTTCCATTTGTCCATATTTCCTTCGTTTATGGTTGTGACCAGGAACTGATCCGGCGTGTAGACAGTCACTTCACACGGTCGGAGCATCCTTAGACCGACAAGGATCGCGATCATGCTCATTCTGTGGTAGGTCGTATTCTGTTCGGTCTCGATCTGTACTTTGACCGCCGGTCCTTTCTTAGTCTCGCATTCTACCAGAGCGATGCACTTTCCGTTTTTTGCGGTTGGTCCCCGGAAGTTTACTTCCGTGAACAGTTCTATCTTCATCTTCCGTCCTCCTTATCCGGATCATTTCATAATGCCGATATGGATATCCGGTTGCTTTGTTGATCCCCTCAAAATAGGTATCTTTCACTATGTAGTATCCTTTTTTCGGTCTCGGTTCTTTTTGCCACCGATACAGAATATCCGTTTCCGGCTCTGGCAATGGCATATTTCTGGAACGCGAAAAGCTCGCTTCTTTGATCTTGTGATCCAAAACACCATCCTCCACATATTTCTTCTGTGTTTTCTCATTCTTCGTGATGTACTGGGCGAGTTTTCTGAACTCTCCTTTTTCGTAAAGTAGCTGCTTATTCCGAACCTTCCCATGCTTCCAGGCTGCAGCTATGATCAGATCTGTGTCCTGGATTCGATTCAGGACTACATGGACGTGCCAGTTTCCAGACGGTGTGCATTCAATATTCCGGAGCCATCGGAGTTCCTCGCCACGTTTCCGGTATTCTTTCTTGCAGTATTTATAAAAATCTTCAAAGTCTTTTACCGCCTGCTTCATGTCTGCCGGACGTTCTTCTTTCGGATATGTCAAGGTGAAAAAGTAATCATTGACCTTGAAATACATCCGGAGTCTGTGACGTGCTTTCCTCTCCCTAGTCCACTGGTTGACCTGCTCCACCTCCTCCGGTGTGGCTTTCTTCTTTTTGGCTCTCTTCTCTCCCGGTGCTCCATACCTTCCATCCAGATATTCCTGTCTCTCTATTACGTTTCCAAAATCGTATGTCACTCGTCTGATTCTCATAGCGTGTCCTCATAACTTTAATAGTCTTATCAAGTTATTAAAAAGGGCGGTCGCCCTGTAAATACTTGACTTTTCAGCCGCTAAAAGGTACACTATAAGTGCTTAGTTTATTCGTGTACCTTTATGGTTGCGGCGCTTGCGATATTTCTTTTCGCAAGCGTTTTTTATTCTTCTTTCAAATATGAAAAATTCATTTTCAAGAATATCTTTAAGGCTTCTGCATCATCCGGCGCTTCGATGTCTTCTCCAGCTACAATTGCAAATACAACATCCCCTAAAATCGGCCATCCATGTTTGTCTGCATCGTAGAAATAGCTTCCCAGGCGATTTACTTCCTTCTGTTTACTCCGTCCGTCTTCATCCACCAGCGTGATCATAGGCATCTTGAATGTTTCGTATAAGGTTTTCGTGCTTACGATTTCAAAATGCCCGTCTACTGCTTTCTGCAGATCGCGGAAATCATCAAAGTTTACATCAATTACCGAAATGATATTATCCGGTGTTACTTTTACTGTTTTCACTGCTTGTCCTCCCTTTCCTGGCGCATTTTTATCGTCTTTGCGCCTTTATCATCCAGGCAATCTGCAAAATTCTTCAAATATGCAATTGCCATCCTTTTGTGGTAATCCGCAGTCTTGTCTCCTCTTTCCAGAGATTCAAGTGTTTCGATCATCTTGTCAATCTCTCCCACTCGGATGCTCTTACGCTGCTTCTCTTCTGGCATGCTCCCTCGCCTCCCTTATTTTCCTTTTCCGGTACTGCCGTTCCCGTATCCGGAAATATTCCAGTGCAAATGCTCCGGTAGTAAATGTTGTGATTCCAAGTGCTGCATATAAGTAAAACAGCTCCTGGCTTTTCACTGAGCACGCACCAGCCAGCATCAGGATTCCGGTAATGCTTGCAGTTACACTAAGTGTCTTTGCAATCTTATAAAACATCTCTTATCCCTCCTTTGCTTGTCCAACTGGTACCGCTTACGCGGTTTTCTCCTTTTTTCTCTCTGCAGCTTCGATCAAAACTCTGAAAAATCCATCTGCACATTGCTGCATTTCTTCTTTCGTCTTTTTAAAACAATCATCATGCACACGTATGGTTGCGTTTCCAATCTGCATGGTTTCAACAATCATCTATCATCACCTCTTTTTATGCTATGCTGTCCAGATTGTCCTTCTTACTTTGTCCTCGCCTACTCTTTTAAAAACTTATTGATAAAATATTGCTGACCTTTGCCTGTAACCTTTGTAGTTTTATTAATTCTCACGGATCCATCCGGATTATTTACCGTAGACTCTTTTACCTGGAACAGCTGCAGCTCCATTGACTTCTGCGTTGGCATATTGTAGTCTGTTCCTTTCCTCCGGATCAGATAACCATTCGCACGCAGCCACTCAAAGAGTCTCTTCGGGCCGGTATCCACGCCATTCTGCTTCAGGAGCTTTGCGATATCCGCAATCAGGATTGTGCTCTGGCTTGTTGCTACCGCATCCGCAAATACTTCTTTCGGTTTCATCCGGACATTATCTTCCAGAAGGGCTGCATTATTGTGCTTCAGTTCTTCGATAGTCTTGTCTGCCATCTTTAATGCCCTGGCAAATATCTGTTCCGGTGTGTTCCATGCTTTCTCCAGATCTATAAAGTACTGGCGGATCCGCTTGCCTTCCGGTGATCGCTGGATCATACAAATCTCTTTTGCCATATCCACAGATATCTGATAGTCAACCATGTTCTGTCCACCGTGGTTCTCGCTTCCCAAATTTGGGTAGCAAGTTTTGTAGTCTGTATTTTCAGAAAATCCATATTCTGTCATTCTCTGAAACCATGTTGTGAACTTGGTTCCGATATTCAGCTGATCATGCAACTCTCTTGCTGAAACAGTCGGATTTTCTGCTTCATAACTAATTTTCAACAATTCCTGCATTTCATCACCTCTTTCTTTCCTGTTGCCCTTTTCATCAGATTCTCCTATACTTTAACTACAGGCATTACCGTGCCAAGTAATAAAGAAGGGAGAATGCGTTACACATGGGAAGCTTTCTTACAGCTCAAATCTGCGAAAACGGGCATATAATAACTAGCGATATTGAAAAATTCTCTTATTCCTTTTGCCCTCAATGCGGTTCAAAAGCTTTTGACAAATGTCCTTCTTGCGGAAAACCTATTCATGGTAGTTATTACGAGTATGATATTCTGTTCGTACCCGAACCGTTGGATCAAAAACCTTTCTATTGCTATCATTGTGGAAAACCGTATCCATGGACACAAAAAATCTTGGATAGTGCTATCGAACTTCTATCACTTGATGAAGATCTCGATTCAGATACGAAATCGATAATTAAAAATGCCATTCCTAATTTGCTTGTTGAAACACCCGAAACTCCTATTGCAACCGCAAAGTACCGATCTGCTATAGGAAAAGCTGGACAAATCCTTAAAGATTCTTTGTATCAGCTCCTCGTTGATTGCATTACTGAATCTGCAAAGAAAGTAATTTATCCTTAATTTTTTTGTTTAGCGAGTTTAACCAACATCCTATACCCCGGACAACTATCTTCACCGCATGTATAGTTGTCCTTTTTTAATACCCAACAGTTGCACACAGGTCTTAATTTTGCTCCACATTTTACACAGAAATTTGCATTTCCGTTAATTTGCTTACTTCCACATCTCGGACATTTCATCCCATCACCTCACTTTCTGATTTTCCGCACAAAGCGCATATCCTTTTACAATTCCAATGACTTCACCTTTCTTTTCTTCTGGAATCTTATTCAGGATGGCAACCAACTCTTTTGCATCATCTTTTTTCTTTTCTACTGTGTCTGCATATACCGTTGTACGTTTCATATGTTCTCACCTCACTCTACTTTCGTGTTCTTTGAGAACATTATATGTCCCGTTGTGTACTTTGTCAACATATTTTTTACATGTTTTTGTTGACATTGAGAACATTCATGATATAATTAAAATAAATTGGAGGTGAGCAATACGAACGAACGAATTAAATTATTGAGAGAAGCACTTGAATTAAGCCAAGAAGAATTTGGAAAAAGAATTGGTTCAGCAAGAAATACAATCGCAAATTACGAATTAGGCAGGAGAAATCCTTCCAATACTGTATTAAATGCTATATGCAGAACATTTCGTGTAAATTATTTCTGGCTTACCGAAGGAAAAGGTGACATGTTCACTGGCACTCCTGAAAGTGTGGTTGATGAGATTGCTGAAGATTATAATCTGGATGATATTGATAAGAAAATTATTGAAAAGTATCTGGAACTTTCAGCTGATCAAAGACAGGTATTAAAAGAATATTTGAAGAGTATTTTTACATAATAAAAACGGGCTTACCTGCCCGTTCTCCTGATAAAAAACTTATGTACATAATTGAATATACGTTTGAGATGTTCTGGATTGTTGATTTTCTGGATCATTTCAATTATGTATTCTTTGTACTCTTCATTACTCATTTTCATACCCCTCCAGTCTCGGCGTTTCCGAACGTATGTTTGTAATTATATTACATCTTGAATTAAATATTTTCAAGAGTTTTGCGAACATTTGTTCTTGTTTATATTGTTTCTTACTATATTAACAATCCAAAACTGGAGAAGTAATGCGATTTTTAAATTTGTCCGAGAACTCGGACACTTATTTGTACGGAGAGTCATATAGATCAGATATTTTGACTTTCAGTCCTGCTGCCAACTGCTCCAATGTGTCCAACCGCGGTGATTTTCCATTCATAATATCATTTATGGTGGATTTTGGGACTTTGGTCATCTGCTCTACTTGACGTACCGTTAGATTTCTTTCGTACATGATTTTAGATAATAAAATTTCCATAGGATTATTATCTAAACTATAATTAAAATTTATGCATGTAAATGTAGGGAGATTTTTACCAATGAAGAACAAAGAGCGAATATCTTTTTTCTATGAAGTGTTTTTTGCCGCTCTTGCACTGGTTGCTGTATTCTTATCCTTTCGCGATATAAGTACCGGTCTTACAGTGTTCCAATACCGTATCGATTTTATCATAAACATTATTTTTATAATTGATTATGGAATACGATTTTTATCAGCAGATAAGAAAAAAGACTTCTTTAAAAATAATATTTTGGATTTAGTAGCTATCATTCCTTTTACATCGCTTTTCAAATTCTTCCGGGTATTTAAAATCTTTAAGTTCCTCAGATTTCTTAAGTTTGCAAGAATATCCGCTTATTTTGTTCGATTTTATAAGCGAATCAAATTTTTCTTCGATGTAAATGGCTTCAAGTATATGGTCCTGGTTACAGTATCATGTATCATTACCGGAGGCGTTGCCATCCATTATGCCGAAGGAATGAGTTTCTCCGACGGATTATGGTGGAGTTTTGTAACAGCTACTACTGTTGGATATGGAGATATCTCACCGAGTACCGTCCCTGGGCGCGTGATTGCATCGCTCTTGATGATTGTCGGAATTGGATTGATCGGTTCATTGACCAGCACAATTACAGCTGTATTTTTTCAGCGCTCCTCCGACAAACAAAGCTGTAATGCAAAAGATTCTCTGATTAGTTCTATTCAATCGCAACTTGATAATTTCGATGAACTGACGGATGATGATATTCATACGATTTGCTGTACCTTGCAATGTTTACATGATGGCAACAGAAAGGATGTCAAAAATGAAAGTAGGAATGAGAAAACCCAGTGTCAAGAAAAGCATTACGGCGCGAACAACAGGAAAAGCTAAAAGAGCCGTTAAAAAAGCTGTTATTCCCGGATATGGGAAGAAAGGATCCGGATGGATTAAAAATCCGAAAAAGGCTGCGTATAATAAAGTCTACAATAAAACAACTTTTGGTGTGAACGACATCTATAAAGGGTTATCATCTTCTGATTCGCATAATGTTTCACACACTCATGCCCACGCCAATGAGCAGATTGTATCAGTAGTTTCTGTGGATCCTGAATTAGAAAAAATATTGACACCACAAGAAAAGAAGAAATACTCTTCTCTTATCCAGATTGGTTTTGTCCTTGATCAAGATCGAGAAGCAATTATAAAACCGAATGGTAAACCTGAGAAAATTAAACTTTATAGCGTATGCAGTATTCTTTCTCTTGTTTTTGCCATTCCTTTACTTCTTTTTGGGCTGATTGGTTTATCAATTTCTTTAGCTGTTGGAATGATTTTTATTATATTTAGTCTTCCATTTTTTCTTATGGCTAGAAGTTATAAAACGACAGTTTCTTTACACGAAAAGATTTTCGAACTAAAAGATAAAGGTTATTTATCTAATTATTAAATAAGAACCGCTCCTGCGCCAACAGGAACGGTCATAGGACGAAACATACGCCAATATGTTTCTCTCAGTACTCCGAAGAGATACATCATTTTTCCAATCAATATTGTATCATCTCCGGAGCAGCCACGCAAGAGAACAAAAGTTCTCAGGCTGTTATTTTTGTACCCTTTTTTTCATAAAATACAAAGGAGCTGATACATTATGTATGTAATTTATTTAAGAAAATCCAGAAAAGATTCCGACCTTGAAGCACTCGGAATTGATGTTTTGAAGCGTCATGAGGAAACTCTTCTTGAACTTGCACGTGCCAGAAGCCTTCCGATCGGAGCTATTTACAGAGAAGTCGTATCCGGAGATAGCATCGATGCTAGACCGGAAATGGTCCGCCTTTTATCCGAAGTTGAATCCGGTATCTGGGAAGGTGTCCTTGTTATGGAAGTGGAACGTCTTGCCAGAGGTGACACTATTGATCAAGGACGTGTTCAGAGAGCTTTCTTCTACTCCAACACTCTGATCGTTACTCCAGGAAAGACTTATAATCCAGCGATTGAGAACGACAATGAATACTTCGAGTTCTCTCTTTTTATGTCCCGGCGTGAATATGCCACTATTAAACGTAGGATGCAGGCTGGGCGTATTCGATCTGTAAAAGACGGATATTATGTCGGCAACATCGCTCCATACGGTTGGAGGCGTGTAAAAGCGGATGATTGCAAGCATTTTACGCTCGTACCAGACGAAAAAGAAAATCCGGTTTTGAAACTGATGTATGATTTTATGGGGAATAAAAAATACGGATTCCAGAAGACCTGTTCTGCATTAACCGGCATGGGAATCGTTTCTCGTAGTGGAAAGCCTTTTAATCCGGCTACTGTAAAAACAATCATTTCAAACCCTGTAAATATAGGAATGTTACGTTGGAATTATCGAAAATCACAAAAAGCAATTGTAAATGGAAAAATCGCAACCAGCCGTCCGAAGGCAGATGATTATATTTTAGTAAAAGGAAAACATCCTGGATGTATCTCGGAAGATCTCTATTACCGGGCGAACTCTGTAAACTCTTCCATGACCGCTCCGGTAAAACGTAGCTGTAGAATTCAGAACCCGTTCGCCGGAATTGTCCGATGTTCTTGTTGCGGGCGTGTCATGGTGAGAAAAAAAATGTCCACCAAACAGCCTCGTGATTATCTTATTTGCCAATATGCCGGATGTGCCACTGTAGCTATTGAACTTGAAGAACTCGAAAACGCTGTCCTGGAATGGATCCGTAACTACATAGCTGACTACAAGGTAAACAATTTTGAAAGTGCAGATGATTCCGAGCAAGAATCTCTCCGGTCCATTCTTGTGAATTTGGAAAAAGAAAAGGAGACAACTCTGAAGCAACGGGGATCCTTATTCGATTTATTAGAGCAGGGGATTTATACAAAAGAGATTTTCTTTGAGCGTTCTACTGCTCTTGAAGATAAAATAAAAGATTTTAATAAGAAAATTGAATCTGTGAATGCTGATATCGTGCGTCTCGATTTGTCGAAAAAGAACCGCTCCACATTTGTCCCTAAATGTCAGGAGCTTCTAAATGCATGGGATACTTTTGATGCTGCAGATAAAAATACAGCTTTGAAGAATGTGATTGAAAGAATAGATTTTACAAAAACAGAGAAAAACGCCCGTGGCCAACGGCATTCTTCTTTTTCTATAGACGTTTTTCCGCGTATTTCTCGCTGA